CCCCGCTGTAACCGCGGTCAACATTTGCATATAGAGTATCTGTTCCCGGCGTTACCGGTGCTGTATAGCTGAAATTAAGTACTTTGGGATTAGAATAGGTCATTCCCGGATTATTATGTGTTAATTCTCCGGACATTAATTGCAGTCCACTTGTTCCGACATCAAGTGTACCATTTTTAACTGCAATGTTACAACCTTCTCGACCACTTCCCGAGGACATGTTGATTGTGAGCGTGAATGTATATGTTTGTCCCGCAACAACTGTTGACGGTCCTGTTATTACTCCGGAGATTGAAGCATTTGAAGTATGGCAAGAACTGCATCCTTGTGTGGATGTTTTCATTGTTCTTCCTGAGATTCCAGTTGGATATGCATACATCACCTTAGAAATGAAAAAGACTGCTAACAACAACGGCAAAAATTTAAATAGGTTTTGTTTAAAAATCATTGTCATCGTTTTAATTAAAAAAAATTTTGGTAAAAATAAAATATTTAAAATAAAAAATCAAGAGACACTTGTTTAAAAAATCCCCACAAGTCTTTAAGTATTTAAATATCAATATATTAAACCCCTAATTCTAAATCCAAAAATTATATATCGCTCAATTAATCTACAATATAATCGCTAACAATGGGGTATTATTATACATAATAATTGCAAATAATTCGATACGCTTAGAGATTCGCGTTGAAGATATTACCTATTTTTTCGCTTTTGGGGAATCAATTTTTCATTCTAAAAATATTTTGATAAATCAAATTGTAATACATTTCTTTTAAACCCGCATAAATAAAGAAAAAAATCTCGGGGAAACTTTAGAGATATTTTCAAAACACAAATACCATAATTTTGTATGGGTATCTGTAATGAGTAATGAACAATGAGTAATGAACAATGAGTAATGAACAATGAGTAATGAGTAATTAAGAATGAAGAATGAAGAATTAAGAACTATGTACAAGGAACTATGAATAACGAATAATAAACAATAAACATCAACACACTACACAACACTCTGTCATTCCCGAGTGCTTTTATCGGGAATCCGAGAATAAAGAATAAAGAATAAAGAATTAAAAGAAAGAGTCATAAACGAAATAAAATAAGAGTAAATAACAACGCTAATAAAATAAAAAAAGAGAAACAAACTTAAAGAACTTAATAAACTTAACGAACTTAATGAATTAACATAATGAAATCATTTTTAAACAAAATATTCAAATTAAATAATAAGAAAAGTTATTCAGGCGGATGGGTGAGTCTGTTTGAAGGATTTAATACTAAATATAGCGAGACATTCAGCAGCTATGTATATGCATGTATTGCCTGCCGTGCTGAAAACATTTCAAAAGCGAAAATCTACCTTCACAATAATTCTTCGAATAAAAACAAAAGAAAAGTTGAAATATTCTCTCATCCGTTTCTTGAAATGATTAAAAAACCAAACAGGTTTAACCAGAGTTTCGAAAATCTGTTATATTTAATTTCCGTTAGTCTCGACTTATATGGAAATGCTTATATATTAATTGAACGAAATGAAGATAAACCATCTGCACTTTACTATATGCCATATTCGAACACGAGAGTAATACTCGATAATGATAACCGCAGGATAAAAGAATATGAATACAGGGAGGGAAACAAATCCTACCGCATTCCCGCACAAGACGTAATCCATTTTCTCATACCTTCACCGGAGAGTAATATAACAGGCAAATCACTCGTCAGTGCTTTCAATCATACACTTGATATAGATTATTATCAGAATCTGTTTCAAAAAATGTTTTATATGAACAATGCATCAATTGGTTTAATCCTTGAGTGCCCGGAAAATCTTAATGATGAACAGTTTGAGCGGCTTGAGACGAAAATTAACCAAAAATATACAGGTGTAGATAATTCAGGTAAGCCGTTAATCCTTGAGGGCGGATTAAAAGCGAGTTCATACAAGCCATCTGTAAAAGATGTGGAGATGCTTCCTGCTAGAAAAATGATTCGGGATGAAATTCTTGCAATAATGCGTGTGCCTAAAATAATTCTCGGAATTCTTGAAGATGTAAATTATGCAGGCAGCAGGGAAGCAATAAAGATATTCAATGATTACACAATCAAACCATTTGCTAAACTTTGTATAGAAAGCAAAATCAATATTTTTCTAAAAAATAACTTTGATAATGATATGACGATTACAATGGAGTATGAATTTGAAAATGACAGGGAAATGCAATTAAAAGCTTATGAGATTTACAGGAAATATGATATTGCAAGTGTAGATGAAATAAGGGAACTGGAAGGATTTACTAAACAATGAATAATGATCAATGATTAATTAATTATAAATTAAGGTAGTCGCAGGTCTTTAGCCTGCGTTCCATACAAACTAGAAAACTCAACGAACTTATTAAACATAACAAACTTAAACAAATTTATTAAAATGGATAAAATATTATATAAAAACATTCAGGAAGTAGAAAAAATAAAAGAAATAAATAAAGATGATATGACCATTACTCACTATATATCTACTTCCACGCCGGACAGATTCAATGAGGTTATGAATCCAAAAGGATGTGATTCTCTGGAATACAGAAAAAATCCGGTTGTGTTTTTCGGTCACCGTTCGAGAGATTTGCCGATTGCAAGAAATGAGAAATTAATAATTGATGATTCCGGAATCCTGGCGGTTACGAAATTTGATACATCTGAATTTGCGAAAGAAGTCTTCAGGTTAAATGCAGAAGGATTTCTGAACAGCTGGTCGATAGGTTTTCTTCCACTTGAATCTCCTAAAATGAAAGATAATTACCTGTATTTTGATAAATGGAAATTACTCGAATACTCCAGTGTCCCCATACCTGCAAATCCTGATGCGGTGAATTTAATGCTTAAGGAAGTTAAGAATGAACAGCTCAGGACAATAATAGAGCGATATTCAGAATCAGGAAACGGAGATTCAAATATGATAATAGAAATCGAGAATATAAAAAATAACCTCTCACGAATTCAGGAAGAAAGCACAAAAAACACCAGGGAGATTTTAAAAGCTGAATTAACAAGATTCGAAGACAGGCTGGTAAGGAAATTAAATAATATAATCAACAGCATTTTGTAAAAATTAATAAACGATAAACACTAATAACTCTATACACTCTATACACTCTATACACTTATAAAACTTAATAATCTTAAAAAAACTTAAAGAACTTAAAAAAAGAAAGGAAATCAAAATGAGTGAAGAACTAAAGTCAGAACTAAAAACCCTTGACGATATCGAAGTCAAAACAGAACCGGTTATAGAAATTAAGGCAAAAGATGACCCGCTTGAGAAATACAGGAGTCCGGAGCATAGAGATAACCCGGCGATAAAAGAATTCAGGATGTTTTTAAAAGGGATTATGTACAGACGCCCCGATTTAATTCCCGAGAGATTCAAAACAGCAAGTTTTATGAATGAAGGCACTGATTCTGAAGGAGGATATCTTGTCCCTGAGGAATGGGCAAATAAAATATATGACAACGTCGGAAAATTTGGGGTTGCAAGAAGCAATGCAACAGTCTTGAATATGAGCCGCAAGGAGCTGTTGATACCCAAATTATCCAGTTTGCCCGCTTTCTCATTTGTAAATGAAGGTGTCGCAAAACCACTTAGTATTCCGACATTTTCTCAGCTGAAGCTTTCGAGACATGACGGGGGATTTATTACGATTTTCAGTAAGCAATTAATTGAAGATGAAGATTTTGATGTTATGACTTATGTCACCGACCTTGCCGGAAAAATTATAATGAAGAATATGGATGATGCGGCATTTAGAGGATTAAGTCCTATAGTCGGATTGCTACAGCCGGAAACCGGATTAAGTTCTGTCGTTACAAGCGGAGGAACATTTGATACTTTAGATTATGATAATATCATCGATGCAACTGTTGCGATACCTTCACATAATCTTGCTAATGCAAAATGGTATATGAGCAGGAGTATATGGGGCTTTATTAAAAAATTAAAATATGGGAATGGTCCCGAAAGCCAGGATGAATATATAGTTTCTCCGGAAGATAGACGACAATTAACACTTGAAGGATACCCGGTTGAACTTACGGAAGGCTGTTACGCGATGAATGAAACCGGCAGGGATAAAGCTATCCTGTTATTCGGTGATTTAAAGCATCTCATAATTGGTGAGAGAAAAGGACTCACAATAGATTTCAGTAAAGAGGCAACTGTGGATGATGGAAATAATACTATCAGCTTATGGCAGAATGGACTTGTGGGATTGAATTTCGGTGTTTCATTCGATATGAAATGTACCTTCACTGATTCAATGTGCATAATTAAAACTTCACAATAATACTCCCTTTGTCCCGGAATGATATATAGCATTCCGGGACAAACCCTCCGGTTCATTAATTGGTGAAAACTAAAGAATCATAGGAGGAAATTAAAAACTAAAATAGAAAAATTAAAAATAGAAATTAAAATTGAAATACATAAAAAGCGACTAATGACACAAAATCGGTAGGTCGGACATTCCTGTCTGACAAAATTCGTGACAAGGGGGCTTGTCCCCCTTGCTAAAAACAAAAGAGACGAATAAGAAAAATTAACATTATTAATTAGCAAAATATTAATTGTATTGAAATGATAACTGTAAGTGAATTTGTAAAATATATGAATATTCCACCTCCGATAAGTGAGGACCTGGAAAACTTTATAAAAGATTGTATATTATCGTCAGTCGACGAAATGAATGTATTTACAAACCGCCGGCTTGTTGAAATGAATCCAAGTCACGATATGACGATTATAATCACGACAAAAATAGAATATTATGATGGGTATGACAGTAATATAATATACACAAAAAATTACCCGGTAGTAGAACTAGACCCGGAAGAAAGAAGTGCACTGCAATTTTTAAAAAACGACGAAACCTGGGAGGATATAATAAATCCGCCTGATACAATTCAAGACAGCGTGCTTATTCTTGATTATGGAAAAATTCGTTTACTGAAAAATTATATATTCCCTTCAGGTATCAAGAATATTAAAATTACTTATAAAAGCGGATATAATGCGGAATCACTTCCTGAAGATTTAAAAAGAATTTGTTATGAAAAATCAGGATTGCGATTTTTAAATTCTGCTTACGGTGTATTCCAAAGATTAGGACTCGAAACTTACGATTTTTCCAATCAGAAATTAAAATTTCTTGACTTAACTGAAAAACATAACGAAATATTAAAAAGATACAGGAGACCGACAATATGATAGCAGGTAACATATTCTGCGAGGCGCATAATGAAATATTAAATGATTTAAAAAATCTCAAAGGAAAAATAGAAAAATTTGAATCGTTAACAATAATCAACGGGAAAGAAAAGAAAGTTCACCTTGCGGAAATTGTAAGGGAAATTTATTATGATGTTGAAGTCATAAGGGATTTTAATAAACTCCATACGATATTTAAAAAATACAGAATTTACTATATAATATTAATTTTGATTATGCTGATACTTGGATTTAATTATAAGGAAATATTTATAAAAATTTTTAAATGATATTTGGGATACGAAGCTGGGGCTTCGTATCCAGAGGTGTGGAAAATTAATAATTAGTAATTAATAATTAATAATTAATAATGAGTAATAAGTAATGAATAATGAATAACACCGGTACTTGTCATCCCCGAGTGTTCTTATCGGGGATCTAAATAATAAAGACATAAAATAATTTAGAATTAAAATTGAGGAATAAAAAACTATATAAAAAAACATGAAATAAATAAAAATATAATAATATGAAAAATTTCTTTTTTGAAAATGGTTCGGAACAAAATTCCATGATAAGGCTTCTTTCATTTATTACTGTTATAACAGGATTATTAATTGCACTTATTATCGTAACTTATGGAATAATAAAAGGTTGCGAAGGAATAAGCGTGATGGGAGAACTTATTTATTTATGTTTCGGAATTTTAGGATTTGAATTTGGAGGTAAAGTTATTCAGAAATTCGCCGAAAACAAAAAATTATAAGACAAGGGGTCTCGACCCCTTGCAAAATAGAATTTTAATAATTTAAAA